AGGACCAACTGTAATAGGACAAGTAAATAAACCTACAGTTGTTACTTCGTATTCAGATTATAAAGCTATATTCGGAGCTTCATTTGTATCAGGTGGATCAAACTATGAGTACTTAACAAGTTTAGCAGCTGTAAACTATTTTGAACAAGGAGGAGACTCTTTAATAGTTACTAGAGTAGCATCTGGTTCATATACATCAGCAACGGCATCAGTACCATCTTTCCTTAGTACAACTGCATCTGCAACGTTAAATCTAACTAATGCAGCCGCAGCATCTTATGTTCTTAACTTAAATGGAACATCAATAACTCTTTCTGGATCTACACCTCAAGACGTTTACAATAGAGCTACAAGTTCTATTAATGCTGTTACAGGTATTTCAGCATCTGCATTTAGTACGCCAAATGTAACTTTTGTTACTACAGTAAAAGGAGCAGTAGCAAATTCTTACTTCTATACTTCAGGAAGCACTACAGTTAACTTCTCTGGAGGTACAGACGCAGCATCTTTTGTTCTTGAAACAATATCTGTAGGTGAAGTAATGAATAACTCTGGTGGAACTGTAACAAACGGCGCTCTTCCAAGTGGATCTAACGCAAACGTAAGATGGGAAGTAGTATCGTCAAACTCTGGATCTGGATTATTTAGCTTAATCGTTCGTAGAGGAGATGATTACACAAACAACAAAACAATATTAGAAACTTGGACTAACTTATCATTAGATCCAAATCAAAGTAACTATATCGCATACGTAATAGGTGATCAAGTTGAAACTGCAGTTGCAGATGAAAACGGAGATTACTATCTACAAACTACAGGTAACTATCCTGTTAAAAGTAAGTATGTTAGAGTAAAACAAGTTAACTACTCAACACCTAATTACTTCGATTCAACTGGTCAACCTAAATCTGAATACTTTAATTATCTACCTATGGTAGGTTCAGGTTCAGTAAATGGATCATTCAGTGGAGCTGTTGGAGCTTTATATGGTTGCTATAATCAAGCGCCTTTAAATCTTTTCGAAAGCATTCCATCTGTATCTACAGACATCGCTGCTAACAATATTCAAGGTCTATTAAGATCAGACTATAACGTTGCAATTAGTCTTTTAGAAAATAAAGATGCTTACAGATTTAATGTAATATTTGCACCTGGTCTAACAAGTCAAAATGCGCCTTCTCAAATTGCAAGCATTGTTGCTTTAGCACAAGAAAGAGGAGATAATATCGCTGTAATCGATCTAGTAGGATATGCAAAAAATGTTAGTGAAGTAGTAAGTGAAGCAACTAATTACGATAACTCATACGCTGCAGCATACTGGCCATGGTTACAAGTTAGAAGTAGAGAAACAGGTAAATTAAACTTTATTCCTGCTTCAACACTAGTTCCAGCTATATACGAATATAATGATAAAGTATCTGCAGAATGGTTCGCACCAGCAGGTCTTAATAGAGGTGGAATGGGTACAGTACTTCAACCAGAAAGAAAGTTAAGCGTTAATCAAAGAAATACACTATATCAAGGAAAAGTGAATCCAATCGCTAATTTCCCTGGAGTTGGTACAGTAATATATGGTCAAAAGACTCTACAATCAAAAGCATCTGCTTTAGACAGAGTAAACGTAAGAAGACTATTAATATCACTAAAAGACTATATCGGTCAAATAGGAGAAACATTGGTATTCGAACCAAACACTCAATCAACAAGAAATAAATTCTTAAACCAAGTTAACCCGTATTTAGAGACTGTTCAACAACGTCAAGGTCTATATGCATTCCAAGTAATAATGGATGAAACTAATAACACCCCTGACGTTATTGATAGAAATCAACTTATTGGTACTATTTACTTACAACCAACAAGAGCTGCTGAATACATTTACTTAAACTTTAACATTTTACCGACAGGCGCTAGCTTCTCTTAATATAATATAAAAAAATAAAAATGAAAAATATAAGCGATAATACAGTATTGAGAATCAGAGTTCCTAAAGCACTTTATGAGAGCATTAAGTCTCAACTAAGCATCTTATCAGAAGGAGCTAAAAAAGAAGATAAGAAAAAAGAAACTGACGCTAAGAAAAAGAAAGAAGCTGAAGATAAGAAAAAAAAGGAAGCTGAAGCAAAAAAGAAAAAAGAAGCCGAAGCTAAGAAAAAGAAAGAAGCTGCAGCAAAGAAAAAATAATATAGAGCATATTTATAGAAAATAAAATAATTAAGAGATGCCAATACTAGATACAAGTGAATTAATGTTTACCTCGTTTGAACCAACAGTTCAGAATAGATTTATATTTTATATAGATGGTATACCTACATTCATGATTAAAAAAGCAGATGCTCCTGGTGTTACTTTAAACGAGATAAAGTTAGATCATATCAACGTATATCGTAAGCTAAAAGGTAAAGCTGAATGGAGAGATATGGCTTTAACGCTATACAATCCAATTAGCCCAAGCGGACAACAAGCTGTTATGGAATGGGTAAGATTACATCATGAGTCTGTTACAGGTCGTGATGGTTATTCTGACTTCTATAAGAAAGATTGTAGCTTAAATATCATTGGACCTGTTGGTGACATCGTATCTGAGTGGATCGTTAAGGGCGCTTTCATCAAAGAAACAAACTTCGGATCTTATGATTTCTCAGTACAAGATCCAACTGAAATTAGTTTAACTTTAGGAATGGATTATTGTATTTTGAACTTCTAATAAATAATCTAGATAATAACAAAAAGAAAAGCCTCTCTACTCGAGAGGTTTTTTTATGCAGAAAATTATATATTCGTATATTTATATAAAAACAACATGGCAGAAAAAAAATTTTCGATCCCAACAGAAATGATCGATCTTCCTAGTAAAGGAAAGTTATATGCAAAAGAAAATCCACTATCTTCAGGAGCTGTAGAAATGGCATATATGACAGCTAAAACTGAAGACATTCTCACCAATGTGAACCTGTTACGTCAGGGCATCGCGATTGAACGTATGCTTAAGTCTCTTATCAAATCAGAAATAAACTATGAGGATTTAACTCTGGGTGATCGGAATGCGCTTCTGATAGCAGCTCGTATATTAGGTTATGGAAAAGATTATTCATTTAAGTATAAAGCAAGTAGTCTAGAAGAAGAAGAAACTGTAGTAGTAGATCTGCAAGATTTAAAATATAAAGAATTAGACTTTTCTAAATTTTCAGATAAAAATGAATTTAGCTTTGAATTACCTTACTCAAAAAATACAGTAACATATAAGATACTTACAATAGCTGATGATAAGAAAATAGATGATGAGATCAAAGGTATGAAAAAGATTGCTAAGACAGAAATAGGAGAATTAAGTACAAGGCTTAAACATCAAATAACGTCTGTTAATGGAGATTATTCAACTAAAACAGTAAGAGAGTTTATTGATGAAGGTTACCTATTAGCTAGAGATGCAATTGCTCTTAGACAAGATATTGCTAAGAATACTCCTGATATTGATACAAAGATTACTTTCACACTAAAAAATGGCGAAGAGATTACAACTGATTTGCCAATGGGCGTAGGATTCTTCTTTCCACAAATAGAAGACTAATATGGATAACGCACAAATAATATGGGTTCCGCTCTTTCCTGGGGCGGAATACCGTGCTATTTTTATGACAGAGTGTTTTGAATTAACTTATCATGGCGGAGGGGGATTCTCATGGTCTGAAGTTTGGGATATGCCAATACAGCATAGAAAGTATAATATAAAAAAAATTAATGAGTATCTCAAAAAACTAGAAGATATGAGAGATCAGCAAAATAACCAAATTACAGAAAACACTGATCCCTCAAAAATAAAGATACCGGATGCAGTCGTACAAGCATCTAAGGAATATTCTTATAAGACTACCGCAGCTAAATCTAAAAAATAATTTAGATACATATTTATTTGTATAGTATAATACAATGGCAACACCACCAACACCAGGCTCACAAAATCCAGGAATGTCATCAAAAGATTTGATTAGGGATTTAAAAGAGCTATTAGAGGATCAAGGGGATTATAATAATCTGCTAAAAAACGCATTATCTGATTTAAAAAAGATGGATAATGCGTATTTAAAAATTGAAGCAAGATTAGCCACATTATCTAAAGATTCAATAAATCTAAGACAAACTAATCAGGAACTTCTTAAATTAAAACAAAAAGAGTATATAGAAGAGAAGAAACTAGTTGACTTAAATAAAGATTTTGATCAACAAACTAAAGATGCATTAGCAGACGCAAAAAATATCGTAGAATCCCAAAGAGCTAGATTAGCCGCTCAAGGCAAAAGTCATGATATAGAAAAAGCAATGATGGGAATACTAAAAAGTAAAGGCGATATACAAGCTGTAGCGCTTTATGCCCAAGAAAAACAATTAGAACTAGCTAGAAGACAAACAGAAGAAGGAGAAAAGGCAGTTATAAATGAAAAGATGGTTTCTAAACAATTAGGTATATCGGGAAATTTAATGAAAATATTTGCTGATAATCTTGGTGTAGGAGAAGAAGCGTATAACGCAATGAGTTTCGCCGCAAGAAAAACAGTAGACGCTACAGGAAAAGTTACAAATGTAGGTAAATGGAAAGTATTAGCAGCTGGTATAAAAGCAGCAGGAAAAACAATTATGCAAAATATATTAGATCCTGCTATTATAGCTACAGCTTTAGTAGTGGGTTTTAGTAAAGCAAAAAATGCTATAAAAAATGTAATGCAAGGCGCACTTTCAGCAGCTACTTCAGGTCTTAAAGCGTTAACTCCAGAAGGAGGAGGTGTAGTATCTGGGCTTACAGGAGGAATATCTAGTATGGCTAAAAACATACCATTTATAGGTGGTTTAGTTGGCGGTCTAATAGATGGATTTTCAGCTTTGCTCGATGTTGTAGTAGGAGTAGATGATGCTATAGTTAAAGCTGGCAGAAATCTTGGAATGACAAGCGGTCAAGCAAGGCAACTAAATAGGCATTTTCAAGATATATCACTAAATCAAGGAGATGTATTTATTACTTCTAAAAAATTATTAGAATCTTATTCAGAATTAGCAGGTCAATTAGGTATAAATAATAAATTATCTGATGAGACATTACAAACAAACATAAAGCTAAAAGAATTTGCAGGATTAGAGTTAGATACTCGTTCAAGATTAGCTGAAGTTTCTAGTATAACAGGAAAATCAACACAAGGCGTAGTTAAAGGCGTATTAGCACAAGTAAAAGGTCTTGAAAGAGCAACTGGCATACAATTTAATTATCAACAAGTATTAAAAGAAGTAACAAGTCTTTCAGGTGTTTTAGGCTTAAGATTCTCTAAATATCCATCTCAGCTTACTAAAAGTCTAT